CTGTTCCAGTTCTGAACGACCAGCGCGCCGCCAAATGAGTTACTCGCAAATCCGCTCGCTGAGCCAGTCTTGGCAATCACAGTCCAAGCATTGACCGCGCCGACACCGCCGTTGCCTGCATTTGCTCCCAATACAGGGTAGGTTGGATTAACGTTGTGCTGAGATCGAGCAGCGAAGGCAAGTTGATACGGGTTTTCCAAGGCCGAACCTGCATACGCGCCTGTCGATGCGTTGTAGCTGTAGACGTTGCCATCGCCAAAGAGCTGCGCTTGCGTGGTGGCATAGTTTGAGCGATCAACGATTTGAATCGTCGGAGTGATTGCGGTGATGATCGGCCACAGATCCGTGGGATTCGTGTGGCTCGCAGCGGTTGCATAGGTCGGCGTCGTCACTGCGGCCTCAAATACTTGGTGCATTCCACCACCGCCGCCGACCGTGACGATTTCCGCATTGACCGTCGGCAGCGCGTTGGAGAACTGCGTCAGCGGCAAACCCTCAAAGACGATATAGGCCGTGTTCCGGTAAGCGGGCACGTTACCGGCGCCGAGCGTGCCGACCATGACCGGGTCCGGAGTTTGGGTAGATGTGCCGGTGTAGACGGTCATGTACGACTCGGCAAATATCTGGCTGGCAGCAAGGCTGGCCGCGCTCGCGCCGCTGCTCACGTCATAAACGATCTGGCCGTTCATCCACAGCCGCCGTATTCCGAGGATCGGACCAGTGTTGCTGGTATCGCATATCGACACGGCAAAAGTGCAATACCAAGTCGTGTTCACCGTCGTCGGTCCGCCCTTGCCTCCGGAATTGGTCGTGCCGGAATAGAAACCCGCTTCCCAGATCAGGTTACAGCCGACGCGAAACGCTCCGAAACCAATCGGCAACATGGCGCCGTAGTTGCTGCGCTGGGCGAACGTGGGCGGCAGCGACGGCCCGTTGACCTTGCTCGGGAATGCGGCTTGGCCGGCAAGCGAGCCCAGCTCGTAGCCGATGGCAGCGCCCTCCGGACCACCCACGAAGAAGCCCGCGATCGCGCCGCCAACCGATAGGACGAGCTGGCCCACGTCAGGCCACCCCAGGGAACGAGTAGGCCGCGACGATGCGCCGTCGCCATTTTGGGTCGAATCCGTGCTCGACCACCTTGCGCGCTTGCGCGTAGGCGTGGATCAGGCCTGGCTGGCCTTCCACGGTGCAGGCTATCGCCATGTGGTGCGGCTCGCTGTCCCACGTCATCAGCAGGACGTCGCCGGGCTGGAAAGTGTTGCGCGAGGCCCGGACCAAGTATTTGTCGCACAGCGTGCGCATCATGTCGTTGTGCGGCTCGCGCCCGTAGTTAGGCACCTCGACCTCGATGTGGAACAGCTCACGCACCACGCCGATGATCAGGCCGGCGCAATCGCAAGCCTCGCCCTTGAGTCGCTGCTGGTGCTGCCAGCGGGTGCCCAACCAAGTGCGCGCGCAGGCGACGATCTCTTCCCGAGTGACCATCAAACCCCCGCCGGCGTGACCATCTTGTCGATGCCGGGCACGTAGGGAAAGCCGCCAAAATTGATCCCGTTGTTGAACTTGCCGATGCAATCGTTCTGAAAGCGCTTTGAGCAGCCGGCCACGATGTTGAAGGTATCGCCGATCCCGATGGCGTTGATCATGGGAAGTTGCATCAGCACGACGCCGCCGGCGCCAAAGCCTTGAATATCCATTGAGACGCCCGCGTTGTTTCCGGTCACCCAGGTGAGGGTGCCAAACGAGAAGTAGCCCGCGGCTTGGGTTAGCCCGGACGCCGTAAATTCCTGCGTGGAGCCCACCGAAGTGACCACCGCACCGCTGACCGTGAAACTGGCCAAATTCACCGTGCAGCGGGCGCTGCCGAGCTTGTACCGGCAGGTGGGCGTCATCAGGTCGCCAATCGTGTTCTGGATGGCCTGAGAGAGCCCGCGGATCTCGGCGGTGTATTGGCCAGGGGAAACGATCTTGACCTGCCCTAGCCACCCGTAGCGCATTTCGTAGGTGCCATTGGCGATGTTGTTGCGGTTCACCATGAAGACGCGCACTTGGGCGTAATCCCATTTGCCCTCTGCGACATCGCCCTCGGTAATTGCGGGCGAATCCAGGAAGCCCGCGACCTCGAGGTTATCGGTCGAAAAGTCGCTCTTGCTCTGGTTGGCGCTCGGCGTGTAGCCGTCGGTCGGCGAGTATGTGACACCACCAACCACCAGCGGCTGGTCGCAATCGGTCCAGGAAAACACCGTCGCGTCGGTGCGCGTGATGAGCCAGCAGGTGTTGAAAGTCTGCGTGTCGCTGGCCAGATCCGCCAGCGTGCCGGCGGAGAGGTTCTTCAAATCCGGATCTCCATCAGCGGAATCGACTGCACCTCGTACAAGCCGTCCGCAATTAGGCCGTACTCCAGGACGTCAGCCCCGAAGCGCACCGGCGTGTCGAATTGGCCGGTCCAGGTAATGACCTGGCCGGTCGATGGCGCGGTGGAGAAAGTCACCAGCCCGGTCGTCGGGTCGTAGGTGTAGCTGGCCGCTCCGCCGTTGACAAATACGGCAATGCCGGTGGCCAGCGGCTTGGCTATCAAGCGCAGCACGGTCTGGCTGCCGATGGTGTAACTCTTGGCCATCTGGAAAACCGTCGTGGTGCTATTGGGCAGCGCTGTGAACGTCCCGCGGCCCTCGTCCATGTAATCGGTCCAATCCTTGAACCGAAATCCCACCAGCTGGCCCTGCATGGCCACGATCCAGTCGCGCAGCAGGTTGATCCGGTAGGCAGTCGTCGCGCCGCTGACATTGAGGTTTGACAGGTCGGGTAGGCGCAGCGAATTGGAAATATCGAATTTTGCCTTCGGATAGACCCAGATGGAGTTGCGCTGCTCCCGGCCGCTCTTGACCTGCGCGACTTGGGTCGAGCTTGAAATGCCGCTCTTGGACCAGATGGCCAGGTCGTCCGGGAAGCGCGGAGTTTCGACGAAAATACCGCTCATGTGTTCCTCTTGGCCCGGCGCAGGCCCAAGGAGGCCGCCGCCGCGATCTGCGACTGACTCTGCATGTCGGTACCCTGCGGGATGTTGAAGACGTTCGTGACCCTCTGCCCGCCGCCCAGGCTGCCCGTGGCCAGCCGCTCCTTGTTTTGGGCAGCGGTAAGCACCGCCTCGCCCGCGTGGAGCTGCGCCAAGCCGGTGGTGGCGATGTAGTCGGCGCCGGTGGCAAAGGCAGGGATCGCGCTCAGCACCGCCGCGGCGCCTGAATCGGTGGCCGCTGGCAGGGCCAAGGAACCGAGGTTATCGGCGCCGCTCACCAAGCCACCAAAATCACCACCGGCACCGCCGCCACCAAAAATGCCCGACAGAAGGCCGCCGGCGCCGCCACCAGATCCGCCGCCAAACAACGAGCCCACAAGTCCACCCAGCAGTCCTTGTCCGCCGTTACCTTTGCCGCGCCCGGAGCCCGAACCGTTACCGCCAAAAAGCATGCTGGCAATCTCCTGGCTGGCCAGCTTCTGGAACTGTTGCTGCAGCGATCCGATGAACGATTCAATGGCCTTGAGCAAGGTCTGGTGGCCGGTCATGATTCCATCAAGTGACGCCTGAAATGCGGTGCTGACATCCTGAAGGACGGTGGTCTCAAGGTCGCGCCTCTGCGCGCTGTACTGCTCTACCAGGGCGGTGTCTTTCTTCTGGTAATCGGCATTGAGCGTAAGCAGCTGGTCGTTGAGCTTGATTTGATTCTGGACGGTCTGGTCTTCCAACGCGGCTCGTTTTTGGGCGTACTCGGTCTGGATCGCGAGCTTCTGCGCGTTGAGCTGACGCAACGCTTCAAGCTCCTGCTCGGCGTTGATGATGTTGGCTTTGGCGTTTGCCTTGATGATGGCGTCGGCTTGGTCCGCAGCATCCAAAGCGGCCCGTTCCTCGGCTTTGAGCCGGGCGTCCTCTATTTCCTTGGCGACCTTCTTCTCGGCCTCGGCCTCGGCCGCGGCGCTTTCCCGCGTCACCTCGGCACGCTTCTCGCGCAGCAATGTGAGCTTGGTTTCGAGCTGGATCTGTGCGGTCAGCGCCGCGTTCACTTCCTTGTCGTTCTTGCTCGGGTTGTCCTGCGCCGCCTTTGTGCGCGCCGCGGCGGTGGCCAGCAGTCGCTCATTGGCGTCGATCTCATGATCAATCTCGCTCTGCGCGAGCTCCAGGCGCTTCTCGTAGTAGTCGCGCAGGCTGACCAGGTTGTCCTTGTAGCCACGCTCCAACTCGCGCTGCGCGTCGCCGCTGTATTCCTTGACGATTGCGACCTCGCCGGCCAGCTGAGCCTGCAGCACCTGGTCGCGTCCCCCTAGGTCCTTGGCCAGCTCTGGCGCCTCAAAAGCCTTGGTGCCCTTCGGGGTGGGTTTGGGCGCTTCCTTCGGTGTGGCGTTTGCGCCCTGGGCATAGCCCGACAAAAGCGCGGCGGACGCATCCAGGCCCGTTTGTTTGGCGTTCTCGACCAGCTTCTGGAACGTTTCTTTCTGCGTGTCGTAAATTTTCGTGTATCCGGCCACCACGTCCGTTGCCGTGACTTTGAGGCCATCTGTTATGTCTTTGAAGACATCGCCCCAATTGCCGGACTTCACGTCATCAAATATCTTGACCGCCGCGCCAATCACATCGCCGATGACCGTGCCCGCCGTCTGGAACGAAATGATGATGGTCTTGACCGCGTCAACCACCACCAGGATTGCGGCCACGAGGTCGCCTTTGAGCGTGACCGCCAGCGCCTTGAATATCGCCTCGACATTGCGCCAAGTCTCCCCCCAGCCCGCCACATCGACGCCGCTGGTTTGGATGAGCCCGGAAATCTGCTGCGCGCCTTCGGTGATGATCGACCAGCACGACCTGGCCACGTCGGCCACGTCGGCAAATATCTTTGCCACCAATTCCAAGCCAGCGGCCAACCCCTGACCCAAGACGGTGGCCACCTCCACGATCTTCGGACCCATCTCGGCAAAGGTTCCTGCCGACTTGGTAAGCACCGGGATCAGGCGCTGTCCGATGGCGTTGAAAGTCGCCTCGATCACCTCCTTTCCTTCGTTCATGGCGATCTTGTAGCCGCGCATGGCGGCCACTTGTTCGCCGGTCAGCACCAAGCCCAGCGCTTGGGCCTTTTCCTTGGCCTCTTCCATGTTGACGTTCAGGAGCGGCATGAGCTGCCGCACTTCGGAGACGCTGCGCCCAAAGAGGTACATGGCCGCTTGCGTTTGATCCAAACCCGGCTTGTATTCCTGGACCACGCGCAATGCTTCAAGCATCACGTCCTTGCCGTCGCGCATCGTGCCGTCGGTGTTGCGGGTGGCGATGCCCAGGGCATTGATGCCGGACTCGTTCTTGCTGATTTGGCGAGCCAAATGATCGAGAGCGCCGGTAAACGTCTCCGAGTCGGCGCCGATCCCCGCCAGCGCCGAATGGAGCACGCTTGCTTCCTCGACCGACGTTCCCATGGACTTTGCCAGCCCATTGATCTCACCGGTCAGCCGCTTGGTGCTGCCGATGATCTCGCTAAAGCCCGCCACGCCCGCCAAGCCGGCAGACAGCACGACCAGCTTTCCGCTGATTCCCTCCAATACTTCGCCGACCCCGGAAAAACTTTCCGTGATACCGGCCGCGCCCTCGCGCACCTTGGCGGCAGCTTCGGTGAAAGCGGCAGAAAGACCGGCGGTATCTCCGCCGATCTTGACCTTGGTTTCGAGTTCTTCGGCCATCTGCTCGCCCTACTGCATGCGCTGCGTCGAATCCATGAAAGCCATCAGGGCCTCAATGCCTTGCGCCTTCTCCTGGGCTTTGTTGCCGCGCACAATCTTGCCCACAGATCCGTGTGATCGGCTCTCACCGTGCCCGAAGTACGCTCCCGCCAACCAGTGCAAAGGCGGCCAGCGCCGCCAATGCTTGAATATCGCCTCAACGTCCCAGAGCGTTACGCTGCCGCGGATGTAGTCGAGGGTCCAGCCGAAGGCGCTGGCGAGGTCGCAGACGATTCCATCAAAGTCCTGCTCGGTGTCGCCGCCAGCGCCAGGGCTTTTCCCGCGTCGGCGCGCTCCATCTTGATGTTGCTGATGGCCAGCGCCGCGTAGAAAGCTTCCTTCCAGTTGCCGTAGTCAAGCACCTGGCTGACCAGTTTTTCCTTGGTCATTTCCGGGTAGTTGCCGGCCTTCATCGAGGCAAGCACGACGTCGGCCGCGGCATCAAGCACATCGGGCAGAGAATTCATCGCGTCCGAGGCGCTGGCGTTGTAGCTCACGACCTTTTGCACCTGCGGCCACACATCCTTGACCGCACCCAGCGGGATCGCCGACAGCGTGTAATCGGCGTCCCGCAGCGTGATCTTTTGTCCCTTGATCACGGCGTTACTCGTTCATCGAATAGGAAAAAATCTGGTTTGAGCCGTTGGCGAACATGCCGAAGCTCACCTCGGGGATGATGAAGTCCTCAAGCTTTGTCGTGATGCCGAGCTTGTCGCCCACGCACTGAAAGATCGTAAATTTCACGTTCTTGTTCTGGTACGGGACGATGAGGTCGAGCTGGAACGTCGGCACGTAACCCAGGAGCGGGTTCGTGGCGGTCAGGCTTTTTGCTCCGGCCAGCGTATAGGTGTAGTTGTAGTCGATGTACAACGTCGGTGTGGCGGTAGCTTGGCCGGATGCGAACGTGTAAACCGCCGCGGCCTCGCTGTACTGGCCCACCGCCGGAGCGCTGGCCACTTTGGTGAGCTGGATGCCGTTGGCGTCGCACACGCCCAAGTCATAGCCATAGTTGCCGGTGTTGGGCGGCGTCACCGTCAGGGTCGTGCCCGACAGCGCAAGCCCGGTGACGTCCCGGTAATCAACGCTGATCGTGCCGCTGGTAACGTTGCCAGGCTGGCCAAGGACCAGGTCGTTCCAGATTGCGCTATTGATCTGCGCGGATTTGATCATGCCCGTGGCCTTGGCCGTTCCCCGACCGACAGCGACCGGGAACTGATAGGTACCGAAAAGCTGCTTCGAGGTCCAAGTGAAATCGATCTGCACTTCCTGGGCAATGCCGACGCGCACCGGGGTTGGCGTGGCGATACTGTTGCCGAACGAATCCGTGAGGGGAGTCACCCACACAGCACCAGAACCAAATGAGAAAAGCATGGTTGTCCCCTTCCTTAATTAAACAGGCCCGATGATCGTCACCGGGATGATTGCCACGGCTTGGTTGTCGATGTTGCCTTCGTCCATCTCGACCTCGCCGTCAATAAATGCGCGCGACACCAGGCCGCCCAAGCTCTGTACCTGACCCTGCGCCGGCACGGGCGCCAGCGCGGCCTCGATCGCGTCGATGAGCGGGTTCAATACCTGCCCGCCGCCCGAGCCCGGCGCCACGCCGTCCACCGGGTTCTGCGCGTAGACATACAGGCTGCCGTGGAGCTTCCAGATCGTGGGCTTGCCCCGGTCCTTGGCGTCGGCCGTCTCCCTGCGTTGCAGCACCATCAGTGACGGCTGCTCGCCGGGGCTGGTCTGCGTGTAGGGCTTGGCCCGGCGCGTCACCGTCTTGAATGGTCCGCCGCTGCCGCTGGTAAGCGACGGCGAGAGCAGCGCGAAGAAAGCCGACCAGATCGCCTCGCGGCCCAGGCTGCTCATGGATTCTCATCGCCGCCACGCTGCAGGTCGCGCGCTATGCGCCGGTCGTAGCGCCTCTGGCGCTCTTCCTCGGTCTCGTAAATGCGCAGGGACGCCCAAACGGCAATGGCGAAAAAGAGGACTGCACCTGCAGCCAGGGCGTAGACCACACTCACGGCAACTCCCCTTTGACGGCGCCGACGATGCGCTCCTGTATTTCGGGCGCCTGCTCGGTGAGCGTGCTGCGCAAGAATGAGTGCTCCGGCATGCGGCTGCCCGGGTGATGCACAATTTGTCGGAACACCATGGAGCCGTCCTTGCCCATGAAAGCCAGCGCCTTGCCATTGATCGCCTCAATGATGTGGGCCTTGGTCTGGCCGCCGTACTCGTGGATCGCCGCGTAGACCACATTGGTGCCGACTTCCGCGCTTGGCGTGTCCAGGCCACCAGCGGTGCGCATGGACAGCGAGCGGCGAAGCCGGCCGGTCTTCACATTCAGAACGTCGTCGGACACCTTGGCCTTGGCCCCGCGCAGCACGCTGGCCGCGCTCTGATCCACGGCCCTGCGCACGGCGGCGCGCACCCGGTCAGGGGCGATCAGCAACCGCGCGCGCACCGCGTCGGCGCCCTCCACGCTGGCAACGAAAGGCGTCATCCGAGCACCACCCGGCGGTAGGAACTGATCGCCATGCGCGTGGAGTCCGGCAGCGCGCCGATGTTGTAGGACGTCGATTCGCCGGCCATGGAGATTGAGCGAATGCCAAGGCGATTGATTTCCTTGTAACGCAAGGCGATCAGCTCAATCGTGGCCTGCTCAAGGTCGTATGGGATCAGCGAATAGCCGCCCACGTAAGAGACGACCACGTTTTTCTTGGCCCGCGGATTGGGCCGGTAGCCCGCCACCTGAATCTGCACCGGATCTGTCGGATCCAGGAACCAGCCGGGGTATTGCACACCATCGCCGCCGCTGGGCACGGTTACACCGTCGATTGTCACCGACGAAACGCTCACGATCGGCGACCAACGCACGGGTATCTGGTAGATCCAGGCCGATGGCCAGCCCGATCCGTCGTAGACGCTGTCCTTGGTCTCGGTGTAGGGCGTGGCGGCCAGCATCACGCCGTTCTGGACGTCGTAGCCAAGGAAGTCCTGGATCATCGCGCTGGCGCTTGTGATCATCCGCTGCAGGAGCGCATCGTCGGTGGTCGGGGGCGTCGTATTTCCCGCGAACAAGTACGCCTTGAAGTTGGCCAGGACCGTGAGGTCGAACGGCTGCGGGGAGGTTCCTCCCGTGGCAGTCGATGCGAGGTTCGGCCCGGTCATGGAATGCCTACTCGGCGTCCTTGCCCTTGCCGGTCAGGCTCAGCGGCGGCTTGGGGGCTGCCTTGGCCGGCGCCACGTAGGGGCGAAAGCCAAAAGTCTCCAGCGTGCCGGCAAACCGAGCGGGCACTTCGACCACGCCCTCACCGTCGGCTACGTATTCCTCGCCGCCCACCGATACCGAACTGTGGTGCGCAGCGCCTTGCATCTTGACGAGTTCGCTCATGGCGAGCCTCCTTCGAATCCATGAACGGGCGGCTCGCGCTGTGCGGGCCGCCCGAAATAGCACTTGCAATCGCGATCAACCGTTGGCGATGTTCTTGATCAGACCGAACGCCGGGGGAAAATAATTCTGCAGCACGGAATCGACATAGACCCCGTACTCCCGGCGCCGCTTGATCATCGGCCACTCGGTGGCGTAGTAGTCGTAGCGGCAACGCACGGTCAGCACCTCGCGCACGCCCGAGATCGGGTACGGGATCGAGTCGCTGTAGAACATGACCATGCCGGGCGGCAGGTTCGGGTGAACTTCCACCTTCACCATCTGGCCGGTGATCTTGTTCATCACGCCGCCCAGCACTTGGCCGGCCACGACCGACGTATCGCCCTTGGCGTCCATGTTGAAGCGGTAGAGCGGTGCGCCGCCGCCAGCGATCACTTTGCTGTTGGCGTTGACCATCTCCTGCGCGTTCAGGTAGATCGTGTCCGGGGACAACCGGTACTGGTTCCAGAACGATGCGAAGGCGTTGTTGAACTCGACGATGCCGCCGGCGCCGTCCGAGGTGAGCGGCGTGCCCGTGCCCGCAGTGCCCGTGGGCTGGACGCTGTAGTAGGCGTTCAGGGTGCTGTTGGACAGTTGCGTGATGAGGCCGTCGTACACCAGGCCGTTCTTGGAAAAATCCGTGCCCGACAACGACGCCGCGGTGACCGTGCCGGCCGCAGTGGCCTTGATCAGCACCGAGTTGATCGTCGTGACGGCGCCCAGCAGCTCGGAGCCGGCCGTGCCCCAGAACCAAGCGTAAGCCACCGAGCCCGGAACGTCGGCAACGGTCGCCGAGATTGAGCTCGTCGCACCGGTCGTGGTCGTCGTCGCGTTCGCGCTCTTGATGCCCACGCCGCCGGACACAACATCGGACGAGCCGTCCATGTTCGTGCGGGTAAAGCTCGAGGCGAGGGTCGCCGAGGCGATGATGGCCGATTGGCCGACTGTGCCGTTGTTGAGGCCCGCGACCTGCTGGTAGCCGTCCAGGGTCAGGGCAACGACGATCACCGACCAGGTCTGCGCCGCCAGCGTGCCGCCGGTGGTCGAGCCGACCAGAGTCGGAGTCGGGGTCGTGCCCAGCGCCAGCGACGTGTTACCGCCCAGCATTACCTGCTCTTCGGCGATCATCGTGCCGCGCAGCAGGTTCTCCACGGTCAGCGCCTTGGCGTCGTCAAAGCCCATCGCCGCGTATTCGGCTTTCCACGTCACGTAGTCGTCCAGGCCCATCTCGCGGTAGGCCGCGAAGTAGTCGGCATACGTGTGGCCGATGGCCGCGTTGCGGTTGCCTTCGGAGAGGCCCGGGTTCGTGTACGGGGTATTGATGCCCGTGATCGCGCGCCAGTTGGCCTGAATGCCGCCGTTAGCCTTGGTGCGCGGTACGCGGTTGCGCAAGGGGGTCAGGACGGGGAAGAGCTGAAGCGCACGCGGCTCCAGGTCGTAGTTGGCAATGCCGTCGGTCGCCGTCGTTGGCGACGTCCAGCCGGCTTTGCCCAGCGGTTGCGACAGCAGACCCTTGACCAGGTCGAGCGTCGCACCGCTCAGGACATTCGGATTCAAATTCATTGCACTGCTCCCAGTAATCGGGCACTCACAGCGCGATCGCCGCGCCAGCGGTTAGGTGCAGCCGTTGGGCTGCGGGTTGCTCTCCGCGCGGCCGTCGCCGCGCTCTTTGTTCGTTTCAGCCGGCGCGGCGGATCATCGGGCGCAGCATCAGCGCCTTGGTCACGGTCGCGCCTTCGTCGATCTTTCCGGTACCGGTGCGCACGGGCTCAATCACCGGGGCGTTCGGATCCTGGGATGCGTCCACATTGCGATCCACGGCGGTGAGACCGCGGGACTTGAGGACCGCTTCAGCAGCGGCCTGGCTGGCAAAGGGCACGCCGCCCACCGGCTGGCGCTTGATCGCGTCCAGATCGGCATGAATCGGCGCAACCGCGGCGGCCACGGCCGACTTGATGATGTCGGCGAGCTGAGAAGCTTGGTTTTGCAGGTCGTCCTGGCCGGCTGCTGCGATAGCTGTGGCCGCCTTGGTCTTGCCGTCGGTGTTGCCGTCGTCGTCTTCGGTCTCGGGCTTGTCCTTGGCGCCTTCGTCGGCCGTCATCATGGCCTTCATCATGTCGCAGGCCTCCTTGGTCATGCCGTGGAGGTCCTTGGCGCACTTGACCATCTTGTCGTGGTGATCGGACAGCTTCTGCATCTTGTCCATGGTCTCCTTGGAGAACTTCGCGCCGACTTTTGCCAAATTGAGTTGCATGTCCTGCTCCTTTGATTGGCCAGCGGCCATTGCGATTTCTTCCCCCGCTTGATCCTGCAGGGCTTCAACGAGTTCGCGCGATTCCTCTTCGGCCATCGCTTGGAAAATGACCACGCCGTCTTTCAACCACGCGCGCAGGTTTGCCGGTACCGGCGATCCATCGCCCTCGGCGTCAAAATCCCACTGCGAGGACATGCAGACCCACGCCAAGGCCTCCAGGGCCTGCGCAAAATCGCGGACGTCGTAGAGCCCCTTGGCCAGCGGCTCGGAGAGCGTGGCGGGCTTGGCGGCAAGCGCGTGGGCGGCTTTGAGCAGCTGCCGCACGTCCACTTTGCCGGCGGTCAGCACTTCGGCCAGATCCTCGACGTAGGCGGCGTCCGCTGCAGCTGCCTTGGCAATGACGATCTCGCATTCGGGATTGGCCGGCCGGTCCACCAGCGACACCTCAATGAGGTTGATGCCGGTGATGGTGGTCTTCTCGACGTCGTCGCGGGCCGTGACCCTGCCGCCGACCGAAAATCCCTTGAGCACCTTGTTCTGCACTTTCTTGACTGCGATGGGATCGACGACATGGGCGCCGAACCAAGTACGGCCGTCTTCCTGGACGTTGGCCTCAATGGCCGTGCCCACCGCTTTGGGTTGGTGCATCTCGCGCACCGCGCCCCATTTAAGGTAGTCGGGCAGCGCGGCCTTGATCGCATCGGGCAGGATCGTCTCGCCGTCGTCGTCCATGGCGCCGGTGCTGGCGTATCCCCAGACCTTGAGCGTGCCATCGTCCTGGGTCTCCATCTTCTCGATGGGGGCGAATAGGCGCTTCATGCCGTCTCCTCTTCGGCCTGGTCGGCCGTTTCTTTGATCACCGGCGACACATCGCAACGGCAGTTATGGGCTATAATTCCGTTCGCGAAATACCAGCCCTCAGAAGTTTCGATATTGAAAACATGACCACGAAATTCAGCGATGACGAGGCTTTGGATCTGCACCGGCGATACATGGCTGGCGAGACGAGCGTGGAGATAGGCCGGAGCGTCGGCTGCCACAGCAGCACGCTTCGCTATCGCTGGAAGCGGATGGGTTTGGAGACGCGCGACATTGGCGGCAGCATGATCGTTCGATGGGCAAACGCCACCGCGGAGCAGCGCGCCTCCATGACCGGTCCGGCTCACGCCGCTAGCCGCGGAAAACCCAAGGACTTCGACGCTCTCTGCGCCGCCGCCGTCAAGCGAGAAGCAAACTTCCGGCTCAACCGCCTCAGCGTGCCTGAGCGAGCGGTGCGGGCTGTCCTTATGGCGTTTGGCGCCGTCAAGGTACAAAAGGCGGTCGGCCCGTACAACGTGGACGTATGTGTCGATGACGCCATCGCCGTGGAAGTCTTCGGCGGACACTGGCACGGCACTGGCCGGCACGCGGCCCGCCATGAGCGCCGCACGAAATACCTCGTCGAAGCGGGCTTCGACGTAGTCGTGATCTGGATCTCTGCCGGCCAGCGCCGCTCTTGGGTTGGCGGACTTGAAAAGCTGATCCGTCAGTTGCAGCGCGCCCGCCGCGACCCATCCGCGCTGCGTCAATATCGGGTGATTTGGTGTGACGGTGAGGTCTGCCTGTCCCGAGACTCCAATGACGACGACTTCCCCTTCAAACCAGCGTTTCAAATAGGTCGAGATTCCATGGGCCGCTACTACCGCGTCGCCTGAGAAGCACTGCGGATGCAATGGTGGCCCGTCGCCGCCATCGTTTGGAAATTGCTCATCGATCCCAACGACAACGCCATCGAGGTCTTGGCATTCGTCGCAGCAGCCCTCGCCGACGCTCCATTCCTTGGACTCGACGACACCGGAGGCTTTCCAGCCGATCAGGTTGCCCTGCACGTCGGCCCGGGCGGTCTCGGTGCGCGCGATGACCTCGGCGCGGCTCGCGGAAAAGGCGTAGCTGTCGCGCAGCTCCTGGGTGAGGCGGTTATTGCTCCACCCTTCGTATTCGGCCTGAGCGACCAAGCTGCGCAGGTGCTCGCGCGTGCCATCGGTGATCGCCATGTCCGCGTTCGGGTTGTCGATCAGGTTGCCGTCATCGTCAAAGGTCATGCCGACGAGCTCAGCGCCGCGGGCCTTGGCCCAATCCACGGCGTCATCGTTCGGGCTGTCCAAGTTGATGGAGACACCAACCTGCTTCACACCCTGCTTCACGCCGTCGGTGGCCACGTCTCCGAGCTCGGTGCCGAGGTATTTGGGCAGGGATTGGAGTTCGGCCAGCTGCAGCGCACTGAGCACTTGATCGAGCGGCGGCTGGTCGCCGGCTGCTTTCGTGCGGTTGGGCAGCAGCTCGGCGAGCTGGGCCGATACGATGGGTGCCATTTTGCGGAAGGCCTTAGTAAGGGCGCGCTTGATGCGCTCCGAGGCTTCCTTGACGACGCGCCGGTCCCGATTGATGGGCGCCGGCGCCGAGGCTTTTCCCAATGCCCCCCCGGCGGCCCCCTTGCCCGCCGCGGCCTGCGGTTTGGGTTCTGCCTTGGATTCGTCTTGCGCCTGCGTTCCGGGATCTGCCGCACCGGTAGCCGCCGCACCGCTTGCACCGGCCGTTGGGCGGGCAGGATCCTCGGGAAGAGCGGCAGGTGCAGGTGCGGGCGGCGGCTGACCATCGACCCATTCAGAAGGCGGCGGCACTACCACTTGGCTCTTTTGCATGGCCATCAGCCAGGCAATCGTTTCTTCGGGCAGTTCGTCCAAGCCGTCCTCGGCGCGCACCTCGTTGGGGTGCATGGCGCCCATGGCCACCATGACCTTGCTGATGTTGGCCTTTTCGGTCGGATCGACGGCATCGTCGTCGCGCCAGTTGAACTGCAGATTTGCAAAGCCCTGGCGCATCAGGCACTCGTCGATCAGCTCCTTGATCCAGACCTGATACGGCGCCAAGCCCTCGGAGAGCGCGGCCTCGCGCGTCGTCTCCTGCGTGCCGCGGTTGACCTGCTTGATGAAGGGCGTCGGATCAATGCCGTAGGCGGCGCATGCCACGCGCGCCAGCCATTCGTCGAATTCGTCTTTGAGATCGACCTTCTTGAACTCGTGGAAATTGGCGCCGTCAGGGCCGAACTGGATGCGCGCGCGCTCGGCGAGATTGCCCGACAGCCGAGAATTCCAGCGCTGCGAGAATTCCTCGAGCTGCTTGGGCGTCCAGCCCTTGTCGCCGACGGGCACGCCGACATACGCCTCGGGCATCGTGCCCTCGGTGAAGTGGTCGAGCTGCTGCACTTGGCGGCGCAGCGCCGTGTTCACCGTGATGACGATGCGCTCTACCGGGCTGTAGCCGTAAATCTTGTGCGTGCGCAGCACCCGCGGCTTGTACATCATTTGGTCGGTGGTGTAGAGCATCGCCGGCGTGCCGTGCAACGCTTGGCTGTAGCCAAAGTCGGGCGGGATCGGGCGGCGGCCGTGCGCGTCGATCAGCGGCTTAATGGTGGCGCCGTCCACGGGCTCAAAGCCCCAGAGCCTGCCTGTGCGATCCACGTTGACGAAAAGGCACGGCGCGTCGATCACCAGCAGATCGTCGAGCAGCATCGTGAGCCACTCGCGCCAGGTGTGGCGCTGGTCCGGACTGCGCCACCAGTTCTGGACGTCCTCGCACAGGTTTGCCTGCACCTTGCGCTTGGCCTTGTCGCGCGGCTCGATGGTCCATTCAAGCTTGGCCAGCTGGTCCTTGCGGCTGTTGATGATGATGGCCAGCAGATCCCACTGCGCGAGCTGGCGCATCGTCCAGAAGCTGACCGCCTCGTTGGCGCGCGGGATGTAGCGGAGGTTCTCGCCGACCTGAAAGTCAAATTGTCGGCCTTCGACCGATTCCTGTTGCCCCGGAGGAACGATGGACGGCAGCGGACGCAGCGGGCTGAACCACTCGCTGCCGATCTCTCCCGAAAAAATGTACCGCGCGGCCTGGCGCGTGCGCTGCCAAAAACCCGGCTCGGCCGGACGCTGAGACAGGTCTGTGATGGCGACGGCTTTGGACTGGTCGGGCATGGCGCGGTCAGAGGCCGGATGCGGTCAGAGCGTAGTCGATCAAGCGCGACATGCGCTGGGAGATGTATTCGTGGCCGGAAATGGTCGGATGGGTGCCATCCGTTCCGCTGTAGAAGTCGGCATTGCCCACTCCCGTGGGAGCTGAGGGATTTCCCGTGCCAGTGATCCATGCGCCAGCAGGGTCAAGCCACACCGGGAAGTAGAAGCTGTTCGCATCGCCAAATGCGGAGAATGCGGCCGATATCGCCCCGTCTGCCGCGAGCTGGACGGCGCTTCCGTTGTGCGCGCCAGACTGCGACGAGAAAACGATGATGACCGCATTGGGCCATATCGCCCGGGCCGCATTGAAAGATGCCAGTGCGTTTGCTTGAATCTTGGCCGCAGACGACACGACATCGTTGAAGCCCAACGTGAAAACGACAAGATTGGCATTGAATGCGGCGAGGTACTGCGCTGTCGGCAAATTGCCGTTCTGACCAGGGTTGGAGAAAAAAACCGGCAGTTGCAATGTCCCCGATGTGCTGTTGGGAACCGTTGAACCTGCAACGTATCCCGCACCCGTAAGCGCGATAGATTGCGCATATCGGACGCCCGCAAGCCGCAAAGAGCGAACGCCCATCAAAAAAGGAAATGCGCCCAAATTTGCAGCACTGGCGCCTGAAGCGTCAGTGATGCCGAAACTGTCGTTCAAGGTAATGCCAAGCACTCCGTCAACTTGCGGGGGCGCCCAGACGGTGCTTTGGCTGTCGGTGTAAATGCCATTGAAACTTGCGGTCGAAAGCGATTGGTTCAGGCTTTCGACCCGATAGCGCCGCGCTTTTCGCCCAGTCGGCCAGGTGATCGTGTAATAAAGAGGATTGCTCGTAACGTATGACGGAGACTCCTCGATCAGGGTCATATTGGACCCGTCAGGATCCCCCACATAAACCAAGTACATGCCGATGCCGCAATAAAGCGTGGGCGCCGGAGCGTCGGTTATGAATTCAACTATCTGCGACGGCGGATTGTTCCATCCTTGAGCTACGACCCCACCACCGCAGAGGTTCTGAACATTGCTGCCGACCGGCGCAATAACCGGCACCGTGTTGGCGGTGCCGTAATTTGCCAGCCAAGGCGTAACCGGAAACGAAGCCTTTCCCGCCGCAGCCGATTGCGAAACCGGGAAAATTCCCGTTACGTTGCCCGGAACCAGCAGATTGGTCAGCGTGGTGCCAGGGCTTGTACTGCTCACGCCAATCGTCGGAATTTCCTTGTACAAGGACGTGACGAGCGTTGACGCCGTTGCCTGGGCGCAGGACACGCGACCGACCGGTGCCCAGGATATGACGCCGTCCGACATATACCCATTGGCCGTATACGTGGCCAAAGAAGCGCCGGATGTGCCATTGTTTGTCGCGCCGATCAATGCTGGATTGGTTGCCGAATAGCGAACCAATTGCCCTTGCTTGTAAGCAACTCCGGTTGCCCACACCGGAGCCGCAATCAGCGCCCCGTTGTTGTTGAGCAAGAGGCGGTCGCGCTGGCGGATGGAAGCCAGATTGCTCACCGCGCGTTGCAACAAGAAACCCGCCAAGATCGCCGCGCCGATGTCCGATGCGATGGTCACCAAAATGGCGCCCGAGCTGTCGGGCTCGTAGCGCGTGCCGCTGGGCCCGATGAAAACGCTGCCCGAGGCACCGCCGGGCGAGTAGAGCCGCATCAGATCGCTCCTTGTGCGTTCATTTCCAAAGCACCGTCACGACGTCCGTCGCGTTGGCCAGCGTCACGCCGAATCCGGCCGCGCAGCCGGCGCCTTCGCCCAGGTTGTGGATGAGCCCGCCAGTGCCGCCCGTGACGACTCCGGACGCCGCCGCCGAAAATGCGATGTCCGCCGCGCCCGCGTTGTCCGTGCTCACGCTTGCGTTGCCGGCCATTGCACCCGTGCTGGTGCCCGCATTGGTGCCGCCGTTGTAGATGACGCGCGATACGACGGCTGCCTTGGGCGTGACCTGGGCGTATCCCACAGCGCCCGTGATGACCGAAACATGCAAGCCGGGGATGTTGGGCGACTGGACCGTCTTGACGCGCGTGGTGACAATGGGCGCCGTCATCTCAGCTCGCTGGGCGCAGATCGCCGCGCGTGCCGCTGGGCTGCGGCTGGGTGTCATCGGGCTCATACCGTCCGCACCAGCCGTCTGCGCTCATGGGCGGAAAAGCGCCGATCATTTGCGCGCCGCCTTCTGCAGGCACGACCATCGCCTTGGGAGCATCCACTCGGCACTGGCTGTGCATGGCAGAGAAAAAATCGCAGGTCTTGCACTGGCGCACGGTCATACCGCGGTGCCCGCGTAATTGCGCCAGGTGGCGCCGTCCCACATGATCGCAATGTTGAGCGTCGTGTCGAGCCACATCGTGCCGGGGACGAGGTTGATTCCCGGCGCCGGCCTGGCCGATGTCGGGCCGGAGCCCCAGCAAAAGGCGGACCAGCCGTTGTTTATGAGGATGACGGCGTCGGCCGCGGGCACGTCGATTGCCGCGCCTACCGCTGCCGCATACACCCGCCCGCCCGGCACCGTGATGGGATTTGCGCCCGCGTAGATCGAAGCCGTGGAACCAGCGGAAACCGGGGGTAGAAGGCGCACTGTGCCGGTGAGAGGAATTGCTTCGAGCATGATCGGCGCACTCCGGTTGGCGGATAAAAAAATGGCGCCCTGCGGCGCCGAAGATCCCATGGAGGAAGAAAGCCCAATGCCGCAAGGCACGGGTTCTCAGTCTAGTGAGACTTTGCGATTTGTCGAGCGCATAGTTTTGATCCTCTAATGCTTAGTATTTTGTTCATTCATCGCCGTGGAAAATGTTCAGGCCGTGCTTTGTTTCCCGTGGAACAGCGCCGGCAGGCTTGGCGTCTTTGGCCTCTTCGGTCGAACGCATCCAGTCGATCAGCGCGCCGTTGTTCGGGCCCAGCATGAGGTCGGTGAGCGCCCAGACCAGCCAATCCAGGCGGTTCGGGCTCTTGCCGTGGCCGTCGTATTCGCACATCTCGTCCTCAAGCTTGGCAAAGCTGCCGACGTGATGCACCCTGCCCTGCTCGTAGAGCGCGGACACGGGCTCGGCGCGGATCATCTTGCCCCGGCTGGCGGTGACTGCGCGAAACGGCACCGAGTCGTCCACCGACCGAATTGTGGCCTCGA